TTGGATCTTTTGCCCCCAAAAACGGCTCAATAAGCCACTATCAGGAAGAGTCCGACTAGATATGACTGAAAACCCTCAAACAGCCTTAAATAGCCCTCAGGAGGTTTACCTAGGGGCGACAGAACCGCGTATTAGGTCAAAACCGGTCGATTTACCGTCACGCGGGCAGGAAATGATTGACTTTGTGGAGAAATTGATCGATCCGGTGACTGGCGAGACCTTTAAGCTGCTCCCTTGGCAGAAATTGCTCGCTATGGAGATGCACCGCGTCAAGCCGGACGGGCGCTGGTACCACAACGAGATTGGCGTGATTATTGCCCGCCAGAATGGCAAGTCTACCTTTATGCAGCTCAGAATCTTGGCTGGGATGTTCCTGTGGGGTGAGCGCCTACAAGTTCACACCGCGCACAAACTTACAACCTCATCTGAAATCTTTTGGAAGATCGATGAGATTATCCAAGCCAACGAACAACTTGTGACTCGGTTTGTAAAGAAGTACGAGACCAAAGGTTCCCAGGAGATCAAGTTAAACGATGGCACTCGTTACCTGGTAAGAGCCAATAACTCGGCAGCGCGTGGAATTGCAGCGCCGGACGTAATCCATCTTGATGAGGTACGTGAATACAAGGACGACGAAGTTTGGGCATCGCTTCGCTTTACTCAGATGGCTTCAAAGAATCCTCAGGCAATTATGTATTCTAATGCCGGAGACCAGCACTCAGTAATCCTGAATCGTATGCGTGAGCGCGGGCTTGCAGCTGCTGCGGGTTCAGATGATGCTATCGGTTGGTTTGAGTGGTCGGCTGAACCTGGTTGCCCAATCGACGACATGAAGGGGTGGCAACAAGCCAACCCGAGCCTTGGATATACGATCCACATCGATAACCTCAAATCTGCCATGTCAGATGATGAGTCTATTATTCGCACAGAACTTTTGTGCCAATGGGTGTCACAGATCAACCCAGCCATCAATCCGTCAAGTTGGACAGAGTGCGCGTCTGAGGGTACGCTCGCTCTAGATCGGGAGCAACCAACTTGGATGGCGGTCGATCTATCACCGGACAGGAAAGCAGCCGCGTTAATGGCAGCCCAGAGACTTGATGGGGACAAGTTCTGTGTTGTGTTATTGGAAACGTATTCGAATCCAGTAAACATTGACGATAAAGACTTAGCAAACAGTATCGCTGTGTGGGCGCGTAAATACTCAGTAGAGACTGTTGCTTATTCTCGTCAAACCGCTGGCGCGGTTGCTTCCCGTCTCATTCCAGCAGGAATCCCGACTACGCCGATCGATGGCGCTATTTATGGGCAAGCCTGCGATGAAATGTTGTCGGCTGTTACCTCCCAGCGCCTAGTTCATGGCAACCAAGTCGAGTTAAACAAACAAGTCTTATCTGCGGTCAAATTGCCATTTAAGGATGGCGGTTGGTACCTTGGACGAAAAGCCAGCGCAGCTACAATCTGCGCAACCGTTGGAATGGCTATGGTCAGTCACTTTGCGACACGACCTGATACAGAAGTGGACATCGTGTTGGGTTGATTATGCTATAATTTTATGCTAATGGCTATCAGAGATCTATTCGTAAAGGCTCCTGAACCGGTAGTAATGACGGTTGATGCAGCTGCGGTTCCCGCACCGTTAAACCCAAGTCTAAATAATTTTTACTTCTCAGCATCGACTGCTACACGTCAGCAAGCGATGGCTGTTCCTACAATCGCAAGAGCGCGTAACATTATCTGCTCTACGGTTGCCTCTTTGCCTTTAGAGCAGAGAATCAAATCTTCCGGGGTACGAGTTGAACCCAACCGCGTAATTAACCAACCAGATTCACGCGTTCCCGGATCATCTATCTATTCGTTTATCGCAGAAGATTTACTATTTCATGGCGTGGCGTATGGACAAGTTATGTCTATGTATGCAGACGGACGAATCCAGGAATGGACACGCGTTGCAGTAGATCGCGTTTCATACAAAACAAACTCGCTACAAACCGAGATCGTTGGTTACACAATCGATGGAAAAGATGTCCCACCTATGGGCGTTGGATCTATGGTTGTATTTAACGGTCTGGATGAAGGATTCTTAAATCGCGCAGGTCGCACAATTCGCGCAGCTATTGCATTAGAAAATGCGTCAGAGGCTTTTGCTAAAGAACCTGTACCAATGATGGTTCTAAAGTCAAATGGAACAAATCTTACTAGCGAGCGTATTGGCAAATTGCTTGAAGCCTGGCGCGTAGCCCGCAGCACTCGGAGCACAGCATTTCTGAACGCCGATGTTGAACTGCAGGCTATGGGAATTGATCCTAATAAACTGCAACTAAATGAAGCCAGAATGTACGTCAGTTTGGAACTCTGCAGAGCAGCAGGACTTCCGGCATTCTTTGCAAGCGCTGAAACAACAACAATGACGTACTCAAACGCGATTTCAGAGCGTCGTTCACTTGTTGATTTCTCACTACGTCCAATCTTAACAGCCATTGAACAACGTTTATCAATGGCGGATTTTGTTGGTCAAGGAAATGAAGTGCGTTACGCGCTAGATGACTTCCTACGCGGTAATCCTTTGGAGCGCGCACAGGTTTACGAAATCCTAAACAGAATTGGCGCGATGAGCGTTGATGAAATCAGACAACAGGAGGACTTACTAGCATGAAGATAACAATGCCAGTAACACTTACAGCCAGCGATTCTGAATCACGCATTATTGCAGGTCGCATCGTTCAATGGGATTCAGTCGGTAATACATCTGCTGGTCAGACAGTATTCCTTCCAAACTCAATTACTTTTAGCAAGAACACGAAATTGGTTCTTGAACATGAAATGACAAAGCCAATCGGTAAGTTAATGGAGTGGTCACAGGATGAGACAGGTATTACTGCATCATTCAAGATCGCAAAGACAACTGCTGGTAATGACGCTCTAGAAGAGGCTGCAACTGGTTTGCGCTCAGATTTTAGCGTTGGCGTAAAGGTAGATGCCTGGGATAACCAGGATGGCGTTATGGCTATCAGCGCATCGAAGTTAATCGAAGTTTCACTTGTAACTGAAGGAGCAATCCCAGGAGCAGAAGTGGAAAAGGTTGCAGCAGCCGAAACACAAGGACAAGCTGCAAGCGAATCAACCCCGGAGCCTCAAATCGAGGATCCTAAGACCGAAGGAGATGACCTAGTGTCAGAAACCGTTTCAGAGGCAGTATCAACCGAAGCGGTTGAAGCTGCAAAGTCAGAAGTAACAGCTGCGACAACACGTCCAGTTTACTTTACAAATCCTCGCGTTAACCTAAACGTTTCAGCAGGCGAGTACGCTAAGGCGCAACTTGCTGCATCACGTGGCGACGCAGATGCTCGCGACCTAGTTGCTGCTCTTGCAGTTGCAACAGTTGCAGAAAACACAGGTATGGTTCCTCCAACATACCTACGCGATGTTATTGGTATTATCGATTCATCACGTCCATTTATTGATTCGATCGAATCGGCAGCCCTCCCAGCAAGTGGAATGAAAGTCTTTACTCCAAAGTTGGGCGCTCAGGCGACTGTTGCTTTGACAGCAGAAGGCGCAGAGTTTTCATCAACTGATACAGCAGTCACATTCCAAGAGGATAACGTAGTTAAGTTTGCAGGCGCTGGAATCCTAGATGTCGAATTGATCGACCGCTCAGACCCAGCATTCCTAGACCTATACATCCGCGAGTTGGCTGCATCATACGCACAAAAGACAGATGCTTACGCAGCAAACATTGCAGCACAAAACTCACAGCCATCAGATGGAACAACAACATACAAGGCAATCGCAAAAGCAATCGCAGATTCATTTGGCGTAATGCGTATGACTCCAGATCGCTTGCTAGTTGCTAACTCAGGTGGAGAAGATGACATCGACTTCGCTGGACTTCTTGGTGCAGTAGATGGATCACAGCGTCCACTATTTGCAGCTGCAGCACCTCAGAATGCCGGTGGTTTAATCACTCAGGGATCAACTGCTGGTTCAGTAGCAGGACTATCTCTAGTAGTAGATCCTAATTACACAGGAAACAATGCAGGAGCAAAGTACGCTCTAGTCTATCCATCAAATGCAATGCGATTCCATGAGAGCGCACAGATTCAGTTGCGCACAAATGTCGTTTCAAATGGTCAGCTAGAGATCGGTCTGTACGGTTATGCTTGTGTAGTTAATCGCTACCCAACAGCGTTCCGTTACTTGACAGTTACACCTTAATAGCACACTTAGTCATGGGGGGGCGGTTGCTCCCGATCGCTCCCCCAGCAGTTTAGAGAGGATGAAATGCCAAGTATTATCACAGCGTCAGAACTGAGAACGGTGCTTGGTGTTTCGTCTGCTCTTTACTCAGATGCTTATTTGAATGACATTATCGATACATCTGAGGCAGTTATCTTGCCTCTACTTACAACTTTCGCATCACCAGTCGCCAAAGTTTCGCTGAGTGATAATATCGCGACCTTTACGACAGTAGGTATCCATGAGTTTACCGAAGGACAGTCAGTTGTCATCGCCGGATGCGGAACACCATTTAACGGCACTCGAACAGTCAATGCTGATGTCGATGCGTACACATTTACAGCAGACATTACTAATGCCGATGTTGTCGAGCGAAATGTCATTCCTAGCGGATCCGCAACACTTACAGGCGCTGCTACATATGTCGGAGTTGCTGCGGTCGAATCCGCAATCATCGTAGTTTCAGTTGAAGTATTCCAATCTCGTACTGCTCCAGGCGGACAGATTGAAGGCGTAGATTTTGCTCCATCTCCTTACCGTATGGGACGCAGCTTGTTTAATCGCGTCGTAGGTTTACTCGGGCCATATATTGACGTTGAAACAATGGCTCAGTAATGCCGAGCACTATTCTTTCAGCAGTTCGTACTCCACTTGCAACAGCATTATCTGGAGTTTCAGCAAACGTATTTAGTTACGTTCCTGAGCAAGTGCCAGTCCCTGCAGTAGTCGTCGTTCCGGATTCTCCATACATGGAGTTTGAGACTATCGGCAAGAGCACCTTTCGATGCAAGTTGAATTACACGATTACCTGCTGCGTTGCTTATAACAGCAACCCTGCATCACTTGATAACATAGAACAACTCATCACAAGCGTTGTGGCGGTTATACCGGCTGGATACGATCTCCAGGTAGTAGACCGACCAACAGTCACACAAGTAGGCGCTAGTAACTTGCTAGTCGCGGACATACGTGTATCCACCTGGTATACACAGACAGCATAAGGAGAACCAATAATGCCAACAACAGTCATTACGGGTCGCGACCTCGTTCTAACCATCGCAACAGTAAACTACGATGCTCAGACAACTAGCGTGACTCTCGTAAACAGCCCAACTATCGATGTCTACCAGACTCTCGATGGCAAGGCTTACAAGCACACAGACGACCAATGGACTCTTAACATCGAGTTACTTGCCGACTGGGGCGCAACCTCATCACTATTTGAAGCAATGTGGGGCGCAGCTGATGCGAACCCAAACACAACTCTTGCAGTATCTCTAACAGCAGTTACAGGCGCAGTCTTTACTTGCAACGTCTTGCCAGTATTTCCAACAATCGGCGGAGGCGCTCCAGGCGCTCAGACTGATACTTGGGCGCTTACAGTTGTTGGAACACCAGCAGACACATTCAGTTAAAATCTACCAACGGGAGCACAGATGAAACTACCAATAACAATTACATATAACTCAGGCGACGCAGCAACTTATACGGCTCAGCCTCCTGAGTGGGCAAAGTGGGAGAAGGCAACAGGCAACACAATTTCTCAGGCTAATGACAAGATTGGCATTTGGGATCTTATGTTCTTGGCTTACAACGCTTATAAGCGTGAGAACGCTGGAAAGCCTGTTAAGTCTTACGATGTTTGGTCAGAGACCGTTGCTGATGTAACAGTCGGAGACGATAGCCCAAAAGCCACCAACCAGGAAGCATAAGGCGGATCCTCGTTAATCTAGCAATAGAGACGGGGATACCGATGCAATACTGGGAGGACGCAGACGACATTTTAACGGCGATAGATATATTGAAGGAGCGATCGGATGGCAGATGAAGTCAAGATCGCTTATGATAAAACAGATTTACGCGGTATCGCCAGGGCTTTTAAAGGGATGTCCGATGAAGCAGTTGAAGCTGCTAAAAAGGAATCTTCTAATCTTGCTGAATATGCTTCTCAACGTATTAAGGTCGCAGCAGCGACTCGTACGGTTTCAGGGACTGCTGCTCGCCGTATTGCTGATGGAGTTAAAGTAAGCAAGACTTCCAAACTTGGTGAGTTTAGTTATGGCTTTGCCCGTCAGAAGTTTAGTGGTGGCGGTTCTACTTTAGATTTACTTTACGGTATGGAGTTTGGTTCTAACCGCTTTAAGCAGTTCCCAAAGCGAACACCAAACAAAGGCAGAGGAAACTCTGGTTACTTTATTTATCCAACCCTACGTCAGATCCAGCCGGATCTAGTTCGTAAGTGGGAGGAAGCATTTAGTCAGATTTTGAAGGAGTGGGATTAATGGCTGGTAATAGAACCCTTAAACTCTCGATCCTTGCTGATGTTGATGATCTTAATAAGAAGTTAAAGGCTGCTAACGGAGATGTTGAAAAGTCCGCTAGTGGCTTAGAGAAGTTTGGCAAAGTAGCCGGCGCTGCGTTTTTAGCGGCTGCTGCAGCTGCTGGAGCCTATGCTCTTAAGATTGGCGTAGATGGCGTTAAGGCTGCACTAGCCGATGAACAAAGCCAGGTTAAATTAGCCTCAGCATTAGAGAACGCTACTAACGCAACCAAGGCACAGATCGCAGCTACAGAGCAGTCAATCGATAAAATGGCTCGAGCGACTGGCGTTGCAGACGATACTTTGCGTCCAGCCCTTGCTCGTTTGGCTTTATCAACTGGCAACGTCTCAAAGGCTCAGGACTTACTATCCCTTGCTCTTGATATCTCTACACAGACAGGCAAGCCACTTGAAGGCGTAGCCAATGCCCTAGGTAAAGCCTATGACGGCAACAGCGCTGCTCTTGGTCGTTTGGGTATTGGATTAACTGCTGCTGAATTAAAGGCAATGTCCTTTACTGATGTTCAGACTAAACTTAGTGAACTCTTTGGTGGCGCAGCTGCTAAGAACGCCGAAACCTTCCAAGGTCGTATGGATCGTTTGAAGGTAGCCTTTGATGAAGGTGTTGAAACAATTGGCTATAACCTTTTGCCGATTATTCAGAAACTTATTGACCTAATTGTTAATAAAGTAATCCCAGACTTTCAGAAGTTCATTAAACTCTTTGATCCACTTAAAAAAGCGATTGCAGATAATAAAGAATCTTTTCAGGCGCTAGGCTCATTTATTGTCGATTACATCGTGCCAGTATTTACGGTTGCTTTGGGTGGAGCGATCTCATTCGTTGCCAAGATTGCTGCTGGCGTCGTGGACATCGTCGGAGGTGTCATCAACGTAATCCGCACCTTGGTATCTGGCGCCATCGATGGAATCAATGCTCTTATCAAGGCTTACAACGCAATCCCAATCTTGCCTAACATCCCAACAATTTCTAAGCCATCATTTACGACCCCAACGGTTTCAGCGCCAAAGGTAACTACACCAACCTACACAGCGCCAACAATCTCAAGCACCGGAGGCGGTGGCTCAACTGGTACATCTGGAACGACATCAGGATCTAGTTCAGTAGCCAAGGTAGCCTCTAGCGCTGCAGCTGCATCAGTTGCTTCTGGCTCATTTAATGTCGGATCTTTCCGTATGTCAGAAGCTTCATCAATGGCACCTGTTTACAACATAAACGTAACAGGAGCCTTGGACAAAGAAGGCGTAGCCCGTCAAATCGTAGAGATTATTAACGAGTCCTCTTACCGCGGTGGCGGTGGACCTGGATCGGCTCTAATCGCATGAGTCAATGGACTCCTGAATGGAACCTCACTATCAATGGTGGAGGCAGTTACACAAACCTCACGCTCTCTAACCTTACGATTACTTCTGGTCGCCAAGACATTTACTCGCAGCCTTACGCCGGTTACTGTAACGTCGAAATCCTTAACCTAGATCTATCTCCTATTGAGATGGACGTTAATGACCAGATCAATATTCAGGTCAAAGACTCCTCTGGCACCTTTGTAAACCTCTTTGGTGGCTATGTAACAGACATTGACGTAGAAGTCACACAAGCCTCATCTACGGCTATTTCAGAGCGAATCAAGGTAGTTGCCTTGGGTGCTTTGTCTAAACTGCCTAAAACCCTTACAGAAGGCGTTTTAAGCAAAGACTTTGACGGCGATCAGATTTACACGATTCTAAGTGAGGCGCTGTTTGATACTTGGAATGAAGTCCCAGCAGCTGAAACTTGGGCTGGATACAACCCAACAATAACATGGGCTAATGCCGAGAACTCTGGACTTGGTGATATTGACCAACCAGGAGATTATGAATTAACTGCTCGCTCTGCCGAGACGACAGACATTTACAGCCTTGTATCTGCTTTGGCTACTTCTGGACTTGGTTACCTCTACGAAGATTCACAGGGCAGAATCGGGTATGCGGACAGCACTAGACGCAGCTCTTATCTTGCTACTAACGGCTATGTCGATCTAACTGGTTCTCATGCTTTGGCTCGCGGTATTAGAACGTCAAAGCGCTCAGGCGATGTACGCAATAACGTCACTATCAGTTATAAGGCTAACGCTCAGGAGACGGCATCTGATCCTGATTCAATCGCTATTTATGGGCAACAGGCTTACCAGATAAATACCTCACTTGAAAACGGTGCAGACGCTTTAGATCAGGCTGAGTTCTATCTAGGTCTGCGCGCATTTCCAGAGGCTCAATTTAAGTCAATCACTTTTCCACTTTCAAGCCCAGAGATCGACGATAGCGATCGAGATGCTTTATTAGAAGTATTTATGGGTTTACCGGTAAACATTATTGATTTACCTTCAAATATTACTAATGGTCAATTCCAAGGCTTCGTTGAGGGCTGGACTTTTACCGCTGGCTACAATGCGCTTTACTTGACTTTAACTGTCTCACCAACTGCTTACAGCCTCCAGTCCACTCGTTGGAACGGAGTCTCAGCAACCGAGACATGGAACACTTTAAGCCCAACCCTAGAATGGATTGACGCTACAATAGTAGCCTGATAAAGGAGAAACATGGCAACGACAACTAACTACTCCTGGGAAACCCCGGACGATACCGATCTCGTTAAGGACGGCGCAGCTGCTATCCGTACGCTGGGCTCCTCTATCGATACAACAACCAAGGCTCTAAACCCATCTACAACTCTTGGCGACATCGAATATCGCTCATCTACTGCAAACACAAATACGCGTTTAGGTATTGGTTCAACCGGACAAGTTTTGACGGTTTCCGGCGGAGTACCAGCATGGTCAACACCTACATCAACGGGCTTTGTTGGAGCAAAGGTTTACAAGTCAGCTGCACAATCAATTGCAAACGCTACTTTTACAGCTTTGTCATTTGACTCAGAAAGTTTTGACACAGATGCATTTCATGATAATTCAACTAATAACAGCAGAATAACAATTCCATCTGGCAAGGCTGGAAAATATGCTGTGCAATGGCAAACAGTATGGGCAGGAAACGCCACTGGCAGTAGAAATACAAAAATACAAAAAAATGGCAGTGATGTTGCTTTGGGTATTTGGATGAACGCTCTTTCGGGTGTTGATCTAACAGTTACGAATAATAATGCAATTCTTAATTTAGCAGAAGGTGATTATTTACAAGTTTTTATTGGTCAAGGCAGCGGAGGCAATTTAGATGCCAACAGTGGAGAAGCCATCGGTTGTACTTTTGCAGTTACTTACTTAGGAGCATAATGAAAATTGCATTCACAAAGCCAACAAATCTAAATGGCGCAACCTTGGTTGATGAGTTAATTGCTGCAGGAGTTTCTATTGAAAAAGAAAACGGCAAACCAAAGTGGGTTGAATTAGATGCAGATAACGTTCTTTGGATTGATTTAGCATCTAAAGATAAGTCAAAAGCCGAAACGGTTATAGCTGCTCATAATGGCTAAGTTATCCAAGTCAGTTGTCCAATTAAGAGAGCAGGCAGACGATGCTTATCCTGACAGAAAGCGTCACTCTGACGGGACAATCGGAGATGCAAAGCACTCAACCCGCAAGAGCGATCATAACCCTGACCCTGATACAGGGTACGTCCGCGCTATCGATCTCGATGCTGATTTCAATGAACAAGCCTCTACAGCTGCTTACATTGCCGACCAGATACGAATTGCAGCCAAGTCAGATAAACGCATTGCTTATGTCATCTTTAATCACAAGATTGCAAGCGCTCGAAGCCTCTGGCGTTGGCGCAAATATACGGGAGTCAATCCGCACACCAAGCACATCCACGTCAGTTTTACAAAGGCTGGCGATACGGATTCGAAGTTTTTTAACATCCCGTTACTAGGAGGAACAGATGAGCCAAGACCTGAAAAAGATGCTAGCAAGTTGGGGCAGAGCGTTCCTAACAGCTGCTCTTGCACTTGTCGCTGCCGGAGAGACTGACCTAAAGAACATCGCTTACGCTGGTGCGTTAGCAACGATCCCGCCAATTATGCGTTGGTTGAATCCTAAAGATGAAGCCTATGGTCTACGGTGACCGCTAATGATTGGGCGGGACTGGTTCTCGCTATTGCCTCAACGCTTACTATTGTTGTTGGCGGTTTGCGTTATTTGGTTCGCGGTTGGTTGTGGACTCTTACGCCGAATGGTGGATCATCTCTCGCAGACCGATTGGCAAGAATAGAGACACGCCAGGAACAGATGATGGAACTTCTAAAGAAGTAAGGGACACTTATTCACATGGCAAGAAAACCAACTAAGGCGCTAGAGGATCAAGGTTACTCAAAACTCGATGCTTACTGCATTGCGTTAAATGAGTATTATAAATCTTTGCGTAAGGCTGGTTTTAACGAGGGTTTAGCGTTGTTTATGATTACTGACGTTCAATCGTATCCTGGATGGATTCTGCCAGACCCAGTTGATCCCGAGAAGTTTGGGGATTACGAGGATGACGAGTACGACGATTAAGCGCATTGTTATAGTCTCAGACTTGCAAGTGCCTTACCATGACAGGGTTGCCACTCGTAACCTTGCTAGTTTTATCTCTAAGTTTAAGCCGGATCAAGTAGTAACTATTGGCGATGAGATTGACTTGCCCCAGATAAGTAAATGGGAAGAGGGTCGGATGGGCTCTTATGCCCAGACCCTAGACGATGACCGGAACGAGACTGTTCAGTTGCTTTGGGAATTAGGCGTTACTGACTGCATTAGATCAAACCACACAGACCGTTTGTATAACGTGATTATGGCTAAGGTTCCTGCCTTTGGCGCTTTGCCTGAATTACGCTTTGAGAAGTTTATGCGTTTCGATGAACTGGGTATTACATATCATAAGAACCCGATGCCTATTGCTCCTGGTTGGATTGCAGTGCATGGAGATCACACACCAATCAAGCCTCAGGGTGGGTTATCTGCCCTCGAAGCAGCTCGCAGACATGGCAAGAACGTAATCTCGGGACACACTCACAGAGCAGGGCGCTCAGCATTCTCAGAGGCATCTGGTGGTCGTATTGGGCGAGTCTTGCATGGTGTCGAAGTAGGTAACCTAATGGACTTTAAGCAAGCTGCGTACACGAAAGGCGTGGCTAACTGGCAGCAAGCCTTTGCCATTATGTACGTAAACAAGAACAAGGTTCAAGTAGACATCATAAACATGGAGAAGGATGGAACCTTTATTGTTGCCGGTAAGTCATACGGCAGGGCCAGATAAAGCGTTATCAAACCGTTACCTAAATAGTCGCGTTTTGGGTTGATTTAGTCTGACCCACGTGAGACCGTAATCCTGTAGCCAACAACGGTTACAAGAACGGGAGCAAAAAATGGAATTCAAAAAGATCAGAAGCGGAATGTACGAGAGTGCAAATTGCTGGATTACAGATGTTTGGTACATGCACGAGGGCGACGCTAACGCAATCGCGCAGCTTGGAAAGAATGGCTGGGCTTATGGATCTCATGGGCAGATATGGGGCACAGCAAAAACGCTGAAAGAAGCGAAAGAAATCTGCGCTACAAGTATGGCGGTGGCATAATGTCATTCGAGATGCCAATTATTATTTTGCTATTAGTTGCTAATGTTTTATGGTTCATTGTGGGTTGGGGCAAAGGCTTCACAGAAGGCAAGCGCGAAGGCTTGGCTATTGGCAAGAACAGTCAGCGCGTGAGTGTTAATGCGCGCTAATGACATCCTTGACGAAGCAAAAGACCTCATCCAAGACCGCGGTAAAGATTACGGCTTGGCAGCTCTCAATCACCTTCGAATCGCCAAACTCTGGTCAGCCTATCTTGAACGCAACATCGAGCCTCACGAAGTCGCAATCTGTATGGCACTTGTCAAAATCTCACGCTTACAAGAGTCGCCAAACCACGCAGACAGTTACAAGGACGGCGTCTGCTACCTTGCGCTCGCTGGACAAATTGTTACAACTGACTGGAATGACCTTGACAGTTATTAAGTCAGCCCCTGGAGTTTGGTGCGATTACTGCAAAGTCCGATATGGGACTAATTCATTACTTGGGCAAAAGGCTGCTAGTTACACAGTTATCAGCAACCATCCACGAAGCCAAGGAACACGCCGTCACTACTGCAACAGCTGCGCCATCGAGGTTCAGACTTGGGCAGACGGTACAGTCTGGTCATTACCAGAACAAACTGACTATCTAATGAAACAAGAGGAGTTACCAAGTGTTTAATTTGGCAGATTACGAGACAGTTGAAACCCGTTTAGAGAAGTTCATCAAAGACTTCCCGGACTTTCGCATAAGCACAGAATTGGAGTCATTTCAGAATGATCGATTTATTGTTAAAGCATACTTATATCGAACTTTCGCAGATAGCGTGGCGTTTTCGACAGGATACGCGGAGGAGAAGGTTACTGATCGGGGTGTTAATTCAACTTCAGCTCTGGAGAACTGTGAGACTTCAGCGATCGGTAGAGCACTTGCAAACGGGGGTTATGCAGCTAAAGGAAAGAGACCAAGCCGAGAAGAAATGAGCAAGGTTGAACGCCTAAGTGCCAAGGACATCGCAAAGGCAAAAGAAGTGCCAAGTTTTGCTACGAAAGAGGAAGCATTAGCTGCAGACCCTTGGAGTAATGAACCTATTTACGGAGATCCTAAGCAACCTCAGGCAGTAAGTGCAGCAGAGGCTATTGCAAATGTTGAAAACATCTTAGGAGTTCAAAACCATGAGGAGTGCGAGCATGGTGATATGAAATGGAAAGAAGGCGAAAAGAATGGACGCGCTTGGGGCGGATTCTTTTGCCCAGGTGGGAACGTCGCACCAGCACAGAACTGCCCTACTCGCTGGTACAACCTAGAGTCTAACGGCAAATGGGGCAAGCAGAAGGCGAGAGCGTGATGGGCTTTGTTGAAGTAAATATCAATGGTCAATGGATGAACCTTATGCACTTGACCCTGCGTTGCCAATTATGCAATGAGGAGATCATTCTGGCTCATGTGGCAAAGATTGAGAACGCAGATACGCCAGTTAATGCGACTTGGACGTGCAAGAGATGCCACTCAGTCAATGGCTAATCATCGCAAACATCGAGGTTATAGAACCCAAAAGGTTATAGCCGAATACCTTAAACAATGGTGGCAGTATGCAGATACTGCCGGTGCGGGTCGGCAGGGTGAGGACATTCTCAACATCCCGACGATTAGCATCGAGGTAAAGGCTCGCTCAGACTTTCAGCCCTTAGCCTGGATTAAACAGGCTGAGACCAACGCTAATGGAAAACTACCAATGGTCATCATGCGATGCAATGGGCAAGGAGAGGATGCAGGCGAATACCTTGCTTTTGTTAAAGTCAAGGACATCATGCCAATAATCCATCAAGCTGCGCCAAACGACGGAGTACATCGATGCGATAAATGCGGATCTTGGACTGTTATGGAAAGGAAGTGCTTAACGTGCCAACTTATGAATACAAATGCGTAACTTGCCAGATAACCATGGAGATTGAGAAATCGATCCATGAGGAGCATCAACCAATCTGTTGTGGGATGGAGATGCACCGCGTTTGGGGTACGTTTGGAATATCGTTTAAGGGTACAGGCTGGGGCAAAGATTAATGCATATTTACCCAATGACCTTGAAAAAAGCTAATGAGTTTGTTCTAAACCATCACAGGCATCATAAGCCAGCAGTTGGTCACAAATGGTCAATAGGTTTAATGCATGATGCCGAAATAGTTGGAGTTGCAATAGTTGGCAGACCTGTATCAAGGCACTTAGACGATGGTTTAACAGCTGAAGTAACACGTTTGGCAACAAATGGCATAAGTAACGGCTGTTCTATGCTTTATGGTGCTTGCGCGCGTGTTGCTAGGGCGATGGGTTATTGCAAAATCCAGACCTACATTCTAGATAGTGAATTAGGCGTAAGTTTAAAAGCATCAGGTTGGGAATTAGAAGCATTATCGCCAGGAGGTCAATGGGTTAGAAATGACGGTATTGTTAATCGGACAGATCAACCAACAGAACCAAAACAAAGATGGGTTAAATATCTATGACACGCCCAACATTAAACGTAAAACTTGACAGCGATGGTACGCTTTGGACGCAGAGCCCATCAGGGGCTCAGAGCGACCCGCTGAGGCGGGTAGGTCGCTCGGTGCTACTTGCTATTGGGATATCTCTGTTTACACCTGCTTACGCCGATGCACCTGTAGAGGCTAAAAGATTAACAATTAAACAATATGCAGCTATCTTGGTAGATGATAAGAAGCAGATGAGTTGCCTAGGTAAGTTATACGGTAAAGAGTCAGCATGGAATCCACATGCTGTTAATGGTTCTCATTATGGAATACCACAAGGACGATCTATATATCTAAAGACTGCAATTCCAGAGTTACAAATTAAATGGGGATTGAAGTATATCGATAACAGATACGGTAGTCCTTGTGCAGCTTGGGACTTCTTCCAAAAGAATAACTATCACTAATGGCTAAGCAATCAGCATTGAGAGATGACGGTTCAACTGCGCTATGGCGTAGGATACGGCAACGCGTACTGACTAGAGATCAACATACTTGTCAGAGATGTGGCTTAGAGGCTACTCACGTAGACCACGTGATACCAAGACGCTTAGGAGGAGATGATTCAATGGATAACCTCCAAGCGTTGTGTAAGCAATGCAATCTAAGCAAAGGGGGTGGGTTTTTTGAGAGTGCTCGGACAC